TTGTTGGGTGTATGTGGTGGAACACTTGGCACCAGTGCACTATTCATTTGGCTTGGCACCAAAGAAGATCCAACACAACAAATACTTGATAAGCAAACCGAAACCATCCAACAGATTGCAACATTACAAACCAAAGTGGATGCAGAAAAGATACAAATTCAAAAGAACTTGACCAATCAAGACTTGTTGGAAATACCTTGCAGTGCATCTTGGATGGAATCCAATAGCGATTTGCTTTGTCGTGAAATGTTCTGCAGAATGCAAACAAGGGAAGGTGCTGCAGCATCCCAAGATGAATGTGAACAGATTGCAAACGTGGCCAATTCCATCACCATCATGAAAGAGTGCAAGAAACTAGATCTTGAACAAGATAAATGTGCATCGATTGTATATCGGAGAAAATAATGAACTTTGGGGAATGGATTCGATACACACTAACCAAGCACAAGAAAAGCATGGCATGGATGGCAACCGAAATACAGGCAAGCCAATCCCTATTGACTAGATGGAGACAAGGATCGATTCCAAGAACCGAATATTTTTTGCGTGTGTGCATCGTGATTGCAAGGTTGGAAAAGAAACCATTGCAAGATATTGTTGTGCAAGGCTCCAAAACCATGGGGATCATTATCCATGTCGATTAGAGATGCTGCACAGACAATGCGAGTGCTCAAGGATCGTGCGATTAGCAATCCACTAGACTACTATTGTCCTACACCTCCACAGGAAACGTGGCTGAAGGATGATAGCAAGATCAAATTGTTCTTGGGTGGCAATCAGGTTGGGAAAACCACCACTGGATGCGTAGAACTCTTGCATCGATGCTTGGGAACACATCCATATTTGCGAACCGATCCACCACCAATCAGTGCATATTTGATCACACACTCACATCAACAATCGGTGACAATCCAAGAAAAACTGTACAATATGTGCCCAAAAGGTTCACTGCATCCAGACTGTGAATTTGTGGCCGGCAAGGGATTTCGTGGAATACATCCAATCGTGCGATTCAACAATGGCAGTATTATCTATATCAAAACAGCCAATCAAGGATTGGGATTGGCTTCCTTCACTGCATCATTCGTGCACGTTGATGAACCCGTATCCCAAGAAGTATGGGGAGAGATCGCAGCACGGACATTGCGAGGTGGTGCCGGTGGAAAAAGTGGAACCATTGCAATCACGATGACACCAGTTGGACAAGATGTGCGATACATGCAAAAACTTGTTGAAGATGGAATAATCTCTTGCACCAAAGCACCATTGACAGTGGAAGCCACAACACCCAAGTATTGCAAGCCAACACTGACACAAGAAACAATCGATAGAATATCCAACACATATTTGCCAATCGATAGGGCTGCAAGATTGAATGGTGATTGGGTGGTTGGTGTTCCAGAAGGAAGGGTATTCGACTGTTTTAGCGAGTCGATGATCTCATCATATCCACCACCACCGGCAAACTATGAAATGGCAGTGGGTATCGATCACGGTTCACAACCCAACACACAAATTGCAATCTTGGCTGCAATCAATATGCGTGACCCACAAAATCCGTGGGTGTATGTATTAGATGAATACATAAGTGGAGCAGCACCACCAGAAGCACACGCACGTGCAGTGCTTGAAATGCTGAATCGAAACGGTGTACAACCAGCACAATGTGTGTGGACAGGTGACAACGTGCATCGTGGTGATGCCAATGGTACAGGGAAAATGAGTAACTCATTGTTGATGCGTGCATTTGAAAGTATTTTGCGAATGCCACAATTGCCATTCCGAATCCGAACTATCAAAAAGCCAAGATATAGTGTATACTATGGGAGTGCAATGATACACTCCGTGATGGCCAGAAATCAATTTTTCATCCATCCCAAATGTTCACGCACAATACAATCGATACAGAGATGGACAATGAAGCAAACACAGAGTGAAAGATCACGTGATGAATGGGGCCACGCTGTTGATGCGTTGCGTTATGCCATCACTCCTGTTATAGAGAGTACAAGATTTACCACACCACAAATAACTAACTTGAGGATATACTAACATGTATGATACAAAGCCGATGAAGCCACTGGCAATGACACCATCAGAACAAGCAAGATGGGAACATTCTGGACTACGAAAAAGAATGATATTGGGTGCTTGGGAAAATGATCTTGAAGAAGAATTGGGCAGACACTTGCCACCAGATAGAAGGGAAGCATGGGGGCCAAGTGATCTATCTAGTAATCCATTTGAACAGATTACAAGACAACTATCGGTGTTGTACCATGAAACACCCACTGTAACCAATATGAATGGTGATGTGGATGTGCTTGTTGGTCGTGAAGGTTTGGTTACCAAAGCTGGATTGTGGCAGCTGATGCAACGCACTCAACAAATGGTGATTGGAATGCGTGAAGCATTTGTACGCATCGATGTGCATCCCAACCAAAATATGCCACGTGTATCCGGTATACAATATCGATTGGTTACATCCGATTTGGTATATGCAGAAGCACACCAAGATCAACCGGATGTTCCTGTGTACTATCAAGAATATCGATTGCGTAAGAATGCCAAAGGTGGATCGGTATGGGTGATTGATGTATTGGATATTCGTGACATGGAAAATCCATCGATGGCAATGTATGAAATCAATCAAGATGGTACAGTTGGTGCCGATGTATCAATGGATTACATGGGTGTGCCGGCCTTGGTTGGTGCTGCATATCCATATCGTGACAAAGATGGTGTTCCATTCTTACCGGTGGTACAATACCATGCAGAGAAAACCGGGCATCTTTGGGATGCGTGGACAGGTTCACAAATGGTGTATGGATCTCTTACATCTGCAGTATTGTACAGTATGTGGACACACTTGGTGAAATCTGCATCTTGGTCGCAAAAGTATATTGCCGGTCTTACTGTTGCCGGGATGAATGCAACCTCTCCAGGAGAGATTGCACGAAGGGCATCTGTTTCCACTGATCCATCATCGATATTGGTATTCCAAGCAGATCCAGATGCAACAGGACAAGCATTGGTTGGCCAATTTGGTATTGCAACTGACCCGGCTGATTTGCTTGAATCGATCACCAAATATGAAATGCGTGTTGCATTGAGTGCTGGACTATCTCCAAGTGATATATCAAGACAAAGTGGAGATGCACGCAGTGGATATGCTTTGGCTGTTTCCAAGAGTGGCCAAAGAGAAGCCCAAAAGAAATTTGCACCCACATTCAGAATGGGCGATGAAGAACTATTGGCCAAAACTGCAATGCTATCCAATCGATTCTTGGGCACCAATATTGCAGAAGATGGATATCGTGTCAGTTATCACAGCATGCCACTAACACCGGAAGAAATGCGTGCACAACGTGAAGATATCATTGCCAAAATGAATGCCGGCTTGATCTCTCCTGTTACTGCAGTGATGATGATGTATGATGATATGGATGCCAAAGAAGCACGTGAATATCTATTGCAGATTCGTAGAGAAAGAGCCGAGTTCCTATGAAACCCATGATATGCCAACAGTGTTGTGATCCGATGGATCACACCAAAGCAAAGGTTGAATGGCTTTCCACTTTCTATGAATGTTCATTGGTGGAAACCATTCGTGTTGTGCATCCAGAATGTGTATATGCTATGACACGTTCACGCACAATGGAATTGCTGAATCTTTGTGATCATTGGCTTCCCTTTTGGCAATTGGAAACCTATTTGGAAATTGCAAAAGAAAAGAAATGGGATAATAAAGATTTGGCAATGATTTTTTTCAAAGATTATATACAACATAAATATCAACGACAAAGTGAGGTACACAATGAAGACACTAAACCATGAAGGTGAAGAATACGTATTGAAAAGCGATATTGAAAATGCATTCAAAGAACGTATACAAAAATTATCATCCAGAGCAATTGCAGCTGAAGACCAATTGAAAACACTCCAAGATCAAATCGATACCCAAAGTGGAGAATTGGCCAAGGTGGAAAAGTTGAATGCACAATTGATGGATATGCAAACACAATTGGACAATGCCAACAACCGATACAGCAGACACACTGCAATGGCAGAAGCCGGATTCACAGATAGCGATATTCGTGATTTGGTAGAATGGCAATACGAAAAAGCAATGCAGAACAAGGCCAAGAAAGACCAAGTACCATTACAAGATTGGATCAAAGAAATCAAGACCAATCCAGATATGGCACCAATGGCATTGCGACCACACATCAAAACAGATGCTGTGACAACAGAAGCAATTCCACAAACCACAACACCAGTGGCCACAACAGAGATGCCAAAAGAACAACCGGTTATATTGCCACCCAAAACCAATGCTGGAGCACAACAAGCACCAGTGCAATCAACTGATATGTTGAAACGTGGAACAGAAGATTTTGAATTCTACAAAGCCAACCGTGATGCAATCAAAAAAGCATGGAGCCAACGATGAGTGAAAATTATAAAAGTGAAAATACCTTTCCGGTGATCAAGAATTTCAATGCAACACCATCATGGCTTGAAATCTTATTGCCAAGCAAATGCAAGCATGTGACAATCGGAAGCGATGAAAGTGCATTGTATGTTTCTTTCTATGGGGTTGATGGTGTACCAATAAACAGTGAACCACGATTCTTTATTGCCAAAGATGGATATATTTCTTTGAACCTGGGCAGAGGAACAAACCAACAAACAAAAATCTATGTAGCCACCAAAGCAAGTTCACTAGGGAAAGTGACATTGGTTATGGAAGAATAGCAAAAAACAAACAGAGGTACAAATGCAAGCAATCTATTTTCCGAGTACGGCAAATCAGCCGACAAGTTATGAATTTACTAACAGCGTACAAGTAACTGTGACCCACAACAAAGGATATTTTCCAAGTGTGCAAGTGTATATCAACAACACATTAGTTATGGCAGATGTAACACACATCGATGGAAATACTTTTGTTGTGACTTTCGTAAATGCAAAGACAGGTACGATATTAGTACGTTAGAATATGCTGATCGTTTTGATCACTTTACAACCAAAATCTAAATGGAGAAACCATGCAATTTTTAAGCTCAACAAATGTATTCGAAGGTGCAGTACAATTGAACCAAGCACCATCCCAAGATTCACACGCAATTACTCGTGGATTCTTGAAAGCCAACTCTGTTGTGGGCATTGCTGCTGACAGTGCAAACTATGCAGAACTTGTTACCGAATCCGGTGAACTCAAATTGAAATTGAAACCACTTACCATCACTGATGTATCTGTTGATACTGTAGCTGCATCTTTGTCTGCTTGGGTTAGTGCAAACTACACAAACGGTGATGAAAAGCAAGAAGGTGATATCATCATCTTGACAGCAGTGTCCGGTCGTGCTCAAACTTGGATCCACAATGGTGGTTCTGCTGCTGATGTTACTGACTTTACAGAGATCGAGGGACAATCTGTATCTGATGCAGAGGTTCGTGCAGCTCTTTCAGCTTCTGCTGGTGTAAACTACAATTCTGCAACCGGTGAAATCACTGCTGATCAAGCCGAAATCAAAGGTTTCTTTGGTGCTGGATATGGTTTGGCCTATGATGGTGCCAACGGTGTATTCTCTCTTGATGTAGATAGCGATGGAATCAGCGAAGGCGTTAGCAATCTTTATTTCACAGAAGCACGTGCACAAGCTGCTATCTCTGTTGGTTTGGGATTGTCTTATGTTGGTGGACAAATCGATCTTGATGCTTCTACTGATGATATCACTGAAGGAACAAATTTGTTCTTTACAAATGCACGTGCACAAGCTGCTATCAGTGTAACCGGCACCGGATTATCTTACAGTGGTGGTGTATTGGATTTGGTTGCTTCTACTGATGATATCAGCGAAGGAACAAAATTATATTTCACGCAAGCACGTGCAAGACAATCTGTACAAGCAGATCCAGCAAATGGCAACTTGTTGAAATACTACAATGCATCTGGTGATATCGCTGTAATGAAATCAGATGTATTTGCTGCTTTCAGTGCTGGTACCGGGATGTCTTTCAGCAATGGTCAATTTTCTTTCATTGGTACAACATCTATTGTATCAGAAGGAACAAATTTGTATTTCACTCAAGCACGTGCAAGACAATCTGTGCAAGCAGATCCAGCAGCCGGAAACTTGTTGACATTCAATCAATCGACCGGTGATATGCTTGTTCCACTGAGCAAATTCAGAAAATCTTTTGTACCTCAAAGCTTGACTGCAAATACCTGGGCAACACTGCAACACAACCTCAACATCAAACATGTACACGTATCTGCATATGATGTATCTGGTAACTTGGTGCAATTGGATGTTCAACTTGTGGACAACAACAATCTCAAAGTGAAATCCACTATCAACGTGACAAATGCCGAGATCGTGATCAGCATCTAATAAAGTTTTCAAAAGTTGTACCTCGCTTTTGGGCCCCACACTGATAAGGTGGGGCTTTTTTTTTGGTGTTTGCAATGTTGCAAAATATAGTGTATATTATACTTGTGGAGGGTCGCAACCGTATATAGCAGAGAACCACAATCATCAACAATAACTTTCTTTTTTATATAGGGGGCCACATGGCTATATCTCAATACAATCTTTCTTCTCCAAATGAAGACTTGCGTTTAAGCAAAATGATTTCTCAAGAAATCAAACTTTTATTAACTGATTCAACAAACTTGAAAAACTCTCCTTTCATGGATTTCGTTGGTTCTATCAATGGCATGGGTTCTGATACCATTCGTGTTCGTAAAGCTGGACTTGATGGATATGATTCTTGGAGTGCTTTCACAGGTGGTACCGAAGAATCTGCAGTTTCTGATACCTCTCTTACAGATGCACATGCTGATGTAGTGGTAAAAAGAAATTCTTTGTCTTATTCAATCACTGACTTGGCAAGCATGACAGGTTTGAACGGTGGTGATCTTGATCCATTCCGTATCGCTGATTCAATCGCAAAGTCTTATGATTCTTTGTTCGCAAAGATGACAGGTGCTGTGGTTGCCGGTTTCAGTGCATCTGCTGGTGTTTCTGCTGCTGCTTTGACTGTTGATGCTTTCTTGGCTGCTATCAACACATTGGAAGCTGCTGGCAGTGGAAAAGGTGCCCCCGGCCCTTATGTTGCTGTATTGCATCCAAAACAATGGGCAGACTTGCAAGATGATATTCTTGGCTTGACTGCTGGTGTATTGCAATTCGTTCAAGCATCTTACGAAGCAATCAGTGCAAAAGGTTCACACTACAAAGGCAATTTCATGGGTGTTGAAATCTACACATCTTCTTTCATCACCAATGATGGAACAGATCACCAAGGTGCTTTATGGGCTCCAGGTGCAATCGGTTTCGCTACTGGTATGCCAACTGCAATCGGTGCTTCTCAATCTCAAGAAATGGGTGAAGTATTGGTTGAGATGGATCGTGATGCAAGCAAAGCAATCACCAAAGTGGTTGGTCACGCATACTTGGGTATGTCTGTAATCGATCAAGATCGTGGATGCTTGTTGATATCTGCTATCTAATAGGTTATATCTGTGGGAGTGGGTTGCGAAATCCACTCCTATCTTTTCACACACTGCATAGAGGTACACATGCAACAATTTTCTCCACAGGCTTGGCAACCAATCCAACAAACACAATCCAATCTATTGCCAACCCAACCCAACCATCCATTCTATTACAAATGGCATCCCACCCACTGGCAATTTGTATATCGTGATGTAATTGTTTCCAAAAAGAAAAGTGAAGAAACAGTAACAATGCGAAAGGGTTATTTTTTACCACACATCAGGATGGAACGTATTGTTCCTGGTGTGAATGGTGTTCATCAAATCAATGGTGAACTTGGCAATCCATCATCACGCATCGGTTCTTTGCAACAGCAAGGATGGGTGTATTTGGATCCCCAAAGATATGACTATATGCATGTGTATCAATGCAGAGGTGGGAAATATCACACACCCAAGTTCAATGGCATCAAAGTGATTGCCGGCAAACTGATTGAAAAGTTCGACAAAACATCATTTGAAAACTGGTGTGTATCATTATTGCAAGGTGGTATTCTTGGCCAACCGGAACCACATTTTTGGAACTTGATTGTGCATCAAAAAGAAAATTCACGCACGATTGATGTACTTGCGAAAATGCAACATATACCAGAAAAGAAAGCAGAGTTGGATATAATATATCAAACAGTAAAGGACATGAAATCATTCATTGCAGATTTCGAAAAGAATGGCATGTCAGTATATGAGGATATCAAGTAATGACAACAGCAACACCATACGCACCACAGATCAAGATACCAGAACTATTGGAACGTGGCAAAAGCCAAGTATCCACATTGCCTGTGTATCGTGATGGTATTTTGCAAGCTCCAACTGCTGTGAAATACACACTCATTGCACCCAACGGTGTGAAATTGGTGGATGGTGCTGTTGGTACATATCCTGGAAACGTTCCAACATATACACACGGTTCAAGTATTTTGAACTCCACACTTTCACTTGGTGAAGGTTATTTGCAAGAATGGGAAATCTCATTTGTTTCCGGTGTATATGTATTCCGTAGAAATGCAGCACTTGTATTGCGTAGGTTATACCCTGTTGTCAGTGATATGGATCTCACTGCAACATACAGCCAACTTGCAGAGCTGCGACCAAGCAGCCTTTCAAGTTATCAACAGTACATTGATGAAGCGTGGTACACGATGATCCAAAGAATGCGACAAGAAGGTGCATTGGAATATCTCGTTATGTCACCTGAAGCATTCAGGCCGGCACATCAAAATCTTGCATTGTATTACATCTTTCGTGATTTCCATTCATCACTTGGCCAAAGCAATGGCAGATACTTGGATCTCGCAAATGAGCATCACAAACAATACCAAAGCGAATGGAAGATAATCAATTTCATCTATGATCAAGACCACAATGGCACCGGTGGTGGTGATCGTGTTGCAAAGAATCCTGTGATATATCTCACGAATCCACCAACATACAACCGGATGCGTAGAAAATGAACGTTGCACAAGTAAGACAAGCAATATC